AGAATCTTTATCTACTACAACAAATATAAAAGCATCTGCATCAAACATCTTCATATATAAAGCAGCTTGAAGGTCATAAGAGAAATGCTTTGCACTCCATCTAAACTTAGTTATATCTCCTGTAGTCTTTAAGTCTATTATTACGTTACCATTTAAAACATCTGCCTTTCCTCTAAAAGGTATGCCCTCTATCATTTTAGCTTGAGGTACTTCAAACTCAGAGCCTTGTAATAAATTAGTTACCTCACTACATTTAAGAACTGCATTAGCTATTCTATTAGCATTATTAAATTCACTTCTTGTATATACATTAGCAGAACCTAAATCAAGAACTGCTTCCTTAAATGCTTTAGTAGCTTTAGAACCCTCTACGATAGTTAAATCCTTTACCTTTTGAGGTTCAAGTACAGATAAATGTACAAGCCTACCATCTCTAAGTGGTTGAGCATCCTGATTCACATGAAGCGATTTAAGGTATGCTTTAGGACTTTGTAGTAGTTTCTTAGCTGAAGATGAAGAAAGTGCGTTAGAACCAAGATAACCATAGTAGAAGTCATCGTCATACATTCTTTCTATAAGGTCTAAATACTTCCACTCTTTGTTGTCAAATGTTTTTATCATAATTTATATTTTGAGCTAATATACACTTTTGTTAATTAAATGTTGTTAAAAGTCTGTTAAACTTTATTCTCATTCTCAATCTCCTTCTGTAGATTTGCTAATGCTCTCCAAGCAACTTTGGCAGAATGTTTGATACCATCTGAGTCTGTTGTGCCAGCTTCAAGCAAATGTCTAGCAAGTGCATCTAATTCATCACCAGACTTACTTCTATCCCAATGTAAAGGTTTGTCTGGATTATGCTGATAGTTTCCTGCATAACTACATTTAGCTACTTCTCTAATTGCATCAGGAAAGTAATTTAGTACTCCTGAGTAAACAGGTATTTTCTTTCTCTCTGTCATTATATATATAATTTACGTTAACATTATAAGAAGAACTCATAGTCCACTTTAAAAGGATAACTTCTTTATCTCCCATGATTCTCCTAGTTTATTTAATACTTCTAATAAAGGACCTGTTCTTTCTGACCATTTACCTTTATAGTAACATACTTCTACAGTACATTCATTTAAAGGAATATCCCTTGTATAATCTTTAAAAGAGTGAATGACTTTCAAAACAATAGCTTTATCTTGATTGTGCCAAGAATCGTTTATTCTTTCTAATAACAATCTTTGACCCATAGGAATCCTGTTCCCCTTTCCTTTAACCTCAATTAATATTAAGGCATCGTTATTAAATTCAAGTACAGCATCAATGTCAGAAGGATGTATCTTTCCGTTTTGTATGCCAGTGAAATCAATAACCTGTTTAACTTGCTTCGAGTTTCTTATAAGTGATTTATCTGTAGGCATCTACAACTTTTTTTAGCCTTAACACTACTGTTCTAACACAAGAAGAACAAGATGAAGGTTTGTTATTTTTATTAAATATTCTATTGCTTATTTGATAAAGTGATTTTATCTCCTCATTATTTAAAACATTCTTGTTCTTTGAGAACAAAGTAACTAAATAGTCATACTCTTCTTCATTTAAACATTCTAACTTATTATGTCTAAATACCTTATTAAGCTTTTCTTTTCTAGCATCACACCCACAATCTTCTCCAGCTATAAACTTTACAAGCTTCTTAATTCCTGTTGCTTCTGTAATCTTTTCAATATCATCTCCTAATCCTTTTGATTTTGTTTCTTGTACTGCATCAAAGTTCTTCTTCCATTCTTTGTATGCTTTGGTTCTTTTGTCTTTTGGTTCTTTCATAATTTATTTATTTAAAGTAAGTGATAATCTCCGTTTAAGTAATCCTCTATGTCTTCTATAAACTTGTCTTTTAGTATTGCTCTATAATTCTTTATAGAATTAAATATGCTAGTTAAACTTATGTTTGTTCCTTTGGATATTTGCCTTAAAGACATATTTCCTGAATAATAAGTATTACATAGTTTAGCATCATAGCTATGCCAAGAATTAATCTCTCTAGCTAACTTCATTGTTATTTTATAGAATGCTTCTTCCTTCTCTGTTTCAGTGTCTGAATATAAATACTCTGCTGTATGTATTGTATCTGCATCATCTGTTTCAATGTAACTAAAGAAAGTATATTTGTTTTTAGCTTTCTTATAATCAGTATATAAGTTTCTTAATGTGACATATATGTAAAATCTATTTACATCATCATCACCATACATTATCTTTCTTTTATCAGTAACTAATCTGTTTATCTTTAAATACATTTCCTGTACTATATCTTCACAAAGATGTCTAGGACACCCCATATTAGAAACCATCTTTACCCATAATAGATGATTCTTAGCCAACAATTCTAACATACTAATATTTAAGTATTAAAGTTATTAAATTCTCTTTGTCATAATACTTCTCAAGATTCTTTATCTTAACGATATTCTGGTCTTGTTCAAATACAATGCCTTCAAGTGCATCCATGAATGCTTTGTTTAAATTGTCGTGTAGGTCTGGTTTTGTGGTTTTTGGAACTTTACCTGTTCTTCTCTTCTTGGGTGTAGATTTGAGATATTCAAATTGATATGATAATCTCTGTATTGTTATTTCTGTACCAGCAGGAATCATTTCAAATCCTTTTGGTAATTGAGCTATAGCTAAAGCTCTTATTGCAACTTGGTAATTAATTATTTTCTTAGGTTTATAGGCAATATTATTCCTGCCAATTCTGACTGATTGATGTGGAACAGGCTTTATATTAAACGTAAGCTTTAGTTGCATTTATATTACTATCTTCTATTATATTATATAAGTCATCAACTATCTCAGGATGACCTTGTTTATTTATTTTAAAGCTAAACTTATCAAAAGGAAATCCTCTACTCCTTCTGCATTTAACTGTAACCATTTCATCGTTTACTGTGTTTAATTCTAATTGTATCTGTGTCTCTGCTTTCTTCTCTAAGTAAGAGCCTAAATGTCCTGTAGGTTTTTCTGTTCCATAATTACTATGTATTACTGTAACTATATGACAATTTAATTCTTCAGTCCACTTCATTAGCTTTTGTATAACCATACTAGATTCATCTAGGTTGTTTACATCAGAAACTAAATCAGCTATACCATCTATTACAACTAATCCTGCATCTTGAACCTTATGATATAAAAAGTATTCTATAAAATTTAATCTATCTCTATTGTTTAAAGTTCTAAGTCCAAAGGTATGATAACATTCATCACTCAAGCCTGTCATATCTAAAACTCTTCTAAATACTTTCTGAGCGTGAAACCTACCTTGTTCTGTATCAAAGTGTACTAAACATCTTCCTTTTCTATGACCCATCATTCCTTTTGCGTGGCTATCTAATTGTCCTTTAAGATATACTGCTGACAATAAACTAACAAAGAAAGTCTTCTTGCTTTTAGGAGGAGCAGCAATAAAAGAGAAGTTACCATAAGTACCTATTGGTATTGGATATACTTCTTTGCCTGCCATAAAATTTCCCATGCTTATCGCTATTGGAGGATATTTAACTTCTTTATTAGGGTCAATATATGCTTTATCCTCGATATATTGCATATACTGTTGTTCCTCATTTGTATAGTCTTTTATTGTCATTGTGTGTGTTTATGAAAATAAAAGGGGGAAATTAATCCCCCTGATAAATTAAAATAAGTCTCCCTCTGCTGATACTTCAGTAGGTTGAGCTTCTTTCTCTGCGTTTACAATAGAGCCATTGTTCCAGAATACTTTTCCGTTTCCTAGATACTGCTTAGGCTTTCCAGCCTTTCTCTCTTCTTGTGTTTGTGCATCAAACATAGAAACATTGTTTCCATATTTAGTTTCATCGTTAACAGCAACAGTGAAGTTATAATAAACTCCCTTTTTACCTTTAACGAATTTTTCTTTAGGTAATTTACTTACATCTAAAGACATTGAAATTAGTCCTGCCATAATTTAAGATTTAATATTAATTAATTTAGTTTCTACAGTTTTAGATATATTGAATTTCTTTTTTATATCTAAAATCTTTCCTCCTTTTTTAATGTGTGCTATTGCTTTGTTAAATTCAGGGGTACCTTCATTAAGCCATTTAAGACTTGAAGTTGCGTGAGTGTTAGTTGAATCAGCATCTTTAGTATCATCAATTAACAATAAGCCATTTAAAGCATACTTTCTAGCATAAGAACTAGAGCTGCCAAATGACTGAGATATATCCATACCTTTCTTATTAATATCAATACCAGCTTGTGCGACTGATTCAATCTTACCATCTGTGCCATGTAGTATAGCTCTTGCTTCTACATAACAAATTCCTGATGGTGTTTCATTAATTGTGTCAGTTAAAGTTATAGATAACTCATACTTACTCAACAATGGTTTTACAGCTTCCAAAATGTCTTCTTGGTTTCTGTATCGGTACTTACCAAAACTATTGTATTGGCTTTTAGGTGCTTTTAATTCTGACTGAATTGCAATTACCTTTTGTTCAAAATTTAATGTTTTCGACATACTTTGTTTGTTTTACTGCAATATACAACTTTATTTTATATCTACAAATCGATTAGATACAACCTCAGTGGTTAAGTCGTCTACTGCTTGTTTATAATAATTTAATTCTGAGGATTTATACATAACTTTTAATTGTAATTCATTTACATAAAAAGCTAGTTCGTTTAACTGAGTTATAATAGTATCAATGTGTCTAGCACTTATTCTACCTTCTCTAAGTTTAAGAATAGTATTAGACAATAATACAAACTGGTCATAGTAATTAATTTCTAATTCTGTTGGCTTATCTATTATTCTGTCTGTATTCATATAATTCAGTTCTTATTACTTGTTTGTATGCTTCAGGACAATCCCTATCACATAGTTCAAATATAAAAGTTTCTAACTCTAATATTCTTTTATCACTCTTACAAAGCTTTTTAACTAAAGCTTCTATTCTGTGATTGTTAAATTCTAATAGTTCTTTCATTGTTTAAATTTTACACAAATATATAATGAGTTATTTATATACTAAAGACTTTTAACATAGCTTTAACAGAAAAGGGTGACCTAAGCCACCCCAATCAACACACAACAAGTCTAAACAAAACAAACAATTATATCTTTACCAGATATAAAATGCCCTCTCTTTAAGGTCATCAGTATCAAAATAAACATATTCATTACTAACACCTATTCTATGAACCCCTTGCTGAACTAATCCTCTAACAAGAGTTAATCTTTTCTTTGCACCTACACATCTAATCTTAATAGCTTTACCTACTCTATGAGAGTTGCTTCTTACTAATCTAAGTTTATCTGCATGAGGTTTGCTTACATAACCTAAAATAACTTTTACAGTTATTCTGTATTTACTTACTAGATTATCTAATATTAAAACTGGTTCTCTTTCCATAAACTTATAACCAGAGTTAGGAAGGTCAGGACTATCAAACATATCCCAAGTTAAATACTTTAAACCTTCACAATTATCTATATTCATTATTTATAGTAACTTACTGCAATATAATAATAATATATATAACTACAAAAATAATTATTTATTTAATTAACTTGACTTTGTCAAAAAAAACCTGTAACTTTCCAATCTTAATTGAATTATTATTCTTTTTTATTTAAACAAGTAGAAGTATATGCAATGAAGTAGAAGTATTTTATTTCTATATATATATTAATTAATAAGTTTCTTTATGTATACAGGATAAGTATGTTCTATAATTAACCAGATACTGTTTTTTATGTTTTGCTTCGCAAAAGATGTTTACAAGAAGTTATATGGTTCTGTGTCTTCTAATGCTGTTCCAAGTAATTCTTTTACTATTACCTAAGATTAATTTTCTATCAACTCTTTTATTGAAGTCGTCTCTTAAAGAGTTTAGTTGTGGGTTTCCGTTATCTTGTTTGTTCATTATTTTTTAAACTTCTCAGCACTTCTTCCTCCAAAGTAAGCACCTATTACTGTTATTAATACAAGTTGTAATAAGTCTATCCAACTTGCTTTTACTTCAAATGCAATAACACCTGCATCTATAAATACCATTAAAACTGTAGACACTACTAGAAATATAAGAACTAAAGGTCTAACATTCTTACTTAACCAAGAATCACTATTCATATCTGTCTTCCATCTTTCAGTAACATTCTTTTGTATATCAGCTTCTGCTTTTATCCATATCTCTTCCATCTCCTTTTCAAACTGAGCTTTCTCTACTTTACTAAAAGTATGTTTATCTATAATACCAGAAATCTTTTCTGCTATGTTAGAACCTGTTGCACCAAATAGTTTTGATAATATTTTTCCCATTATTCTATTTTTATATATATCATTAAAAAGATTAGATATATGTTTATTTCATTGTAATTAAGTTCTTCAGTAGGTCCATAAATAGACCAGCCAATCATGGGTCCAGTTGAAAACGTCTCGGCAAATCCAATACTATATTTCATACCTACTATGTTTAACAAATAACCTACTATGTTTAAGAAGTAGGATACACTATGTTTAAGAGTTACTTATATCTTTATATTTAGTCTTACCATCTTCCTTATATGCCAATAAACATCTCTTTCTGTTAGAGTCACTATCTACATAACTAACGTGGACCCAATCAGGGTTAGTATCTGTACCAAACTCCCAAATAAGTTGGTCAAAATCGAGATTATCTTTAATATAGTAATACATATAAGCATTAGAAACATAACCATAAAAGTCATCGATATCAATAGCTCTACCTTGACAATGTTGACTTCTACTGCTTCCACCAATTGATTTATTAAGTTCTTCACTTCTATAAAATGAGTTAATTTTTATTGGGCCATTAACAGCTTCTCTAAGTGGTTCAAACACTTTCTCTGCTATTAATTCCATATTCTGAAGCTCATACTCACTAGGTTTATTTTCAATACCTAAACGTAGAGCTGTGACACTTCTTGTAGCTTCTTTGTAGGTTATGTGTTTACTTATGCGATTCATAATTTACTTATTCTATTGACATTATTCTGTATGTCAAGATTACCTACTTTAATTTTTAATGATATGTCTGCTACATATTGCATTCTTACTCTACCATTTTTGTCTAGTATAACAATAACAGGAACAGCAACAATACTTTTTTGAACATCTTTAGGTTGGTCTTTTAGGTAACTAAACTTTACAGTAGCACCAGTAATACCACTTAAGTCATAGTTGTTTCTTTTATTCCACTCTGCATTTATTTGCAGGACTGTTACATCCTGACTATATACAAAGGTCGCAACCAATACAAATATCGCACATAATATATTTTTCATTTACTAATTATTTCAAATAGCTTATCATCTATTTTCTTTAAAGCATTTGAGTTCTCCTCTACCTTAGTGCCAGTATTCATAATAGTTTCTCTAATTAACTGGTCTTTTAAATCGTACTCAGTTCTACTAATCTCTGGTTCTGGTAGTTTCTTGGCTTCCTCAATATCTGCTTGTAAAGCAAACCACATACCTATAAGGGTAGATAATGCTACTCCTATAGCAATAAGTGTTTTTATACTAATCTCAAATTTACTGTCTTCGCTTAATTCACTCATAATTTCTTTGTTTTTTGGATAGTATAAATAATGGTACAGACAAGAAGTATAATCTTTAGCCATACCTCTAATTCAGTTAAAGAAACCATAAAGGCTATTGAATTTATAAGGTATATCTTCATATCTGCAATATCCATAGCGTTATTCTTTTACTTCTTCAGCTTCTTCAACAATCTCTTTGTAAGAACCATCTTTTAAGTCGATATTAATCTTACCATACTTGTTTTCTAATTCTTCTTTAACCTTGTTACTTTCTTCTTGCACTTGTGCATAAGCGTGTAACAGTCCGTGCTTCTGTACTTCTAAAGTACCTAAGTCGTGTTTGATAGCAGAAAACTTCTTTTCTGATTCTAATAATGATTCTAATTCTTCTTTACTAATTTTTGACATTTTATTAAATTTATAGTTATATACAAATATACTAAATTAATCCCAGTCAGGTCTTAATGTTTCATCTACTGGATTCTTTTTTAGTTCTATTTGTTTATCTAAGTTTTCTTTTATACTATCAACATCTAATCCTGATTCTAACCATCCAACTACATCTTCTTTAGTTAAATCATCATAAGAGATAAAAGGATTTTCAGGATTGTATTGCACACCTAAAGTACCTATTGAACTTGCCATTACAGGTTCTTCTGAATCATCTTGACCCATAAAAGACCAATGTATTGTATATATTACATTGTCTAAATCATTTTCGTGGATTTTAGCATCTAATGCGTTTATTCTCCAAGAGTAAGTATTTGCCATTTTAATTATTTATTTGAGTTTTTAATAGTTCTACTTCTGCTTTTAGTTCTTGTATTGACTTAACCAAATGAGCAACAATACCTGATGTCATTCCACCTGTTAATCCTTTACGTTCTTCTTCGTCTTCATTAGATATGTTTTCTACAACATATTCAGGAAATATATTTTCAACTTCTTGAGCAATAAAACCTGCGTTAATATGTTCTCCTGATTTTTTCCAATCAAACTCAACTGGATTAAGTTTACTAATTTTATCTAAAGAACCATTTATTGTTTTAACATTTTCCTTTTCTCTAATATCCGATAAAGATGCAAATTGAACATTAGATGCTCCATTTCCAACAATACCACCCATAGGAGTATTTGTTCCTCCAATAACATTTGCATAAAACTGAATAAATCTATTACTTGAATCTGTACTTGTATCTCTATTTAAAACAACTAATGAAGGACAATTTGCTGTTCCACTATTATTATAAACTCCAACTGCTCCAGTACCAGCTGTTGCCGAATTACCTTCTAAAAGGTGTGATTTTGTAAGTGAACCAACATCTGAAAGTGCAGTTGCTCCTACTAATAAATCCCCCCCAGATGTTATACGCATTCTTTCTGTTCCTTCTGTATAAAAAGTTAATTTAGCACTACTATCTCCAGTACTTGAATACATTCTTAAACCTCTATCTCCTTCAACTTCTAATCCGTGATTGAAAGAACTATTATAATAATAATCTATGAGATTAGATGAATTACCTGAATCAGATAATACCCTAAATCCACCCCCACCTGCACTTGCTTGAATTAATCCTGAACTTGTAACACGCATTCTTTCTGTTGAACCACCTGCGGAGAATTGAAGATTACCTTCTGCCCTTATAGTTGTGTCATCAGCAGATTGCGTACCTAATAGCAAATGATAAGAAGTTCCAATATAGCTTTTAGCTACACTATTAGTTTGTAAAGTTAAAAAACAACCGTCAGCATCAGTTGTATTTAAGCGTAATGCATATTGATTTGTGCCTAATGTGTCCACCTTATAATCAGGGTCATCAGTTCCTATTCCTACGTTTCCTCCATTTGGATTAAGTAATAGTGGATATGTTATTGATAAATCTGCTTTATCAGTAGCTTGTAGCCATTGTGTTCCAGTTGCAGGTCCTACTGACCCAAAATCTAATACTGTACCATATCCACTAACATTTAATCGCATTGTGCCAGTAAAAGTTGTACCTGAAGTTGCAGGTAACCCTGAAGTCCCCACTGCTTCTAATTTAGCACTTGGTGAAGTCGTTCCTATTCCTACGTTACCTCCTGATGGTTGAAGTATTAAATTATATGCTGTAGCACTTGCATCTTCTCTCATTGCCTGAATCCAGCCATTACCACTTGCACCATCTACTCCAAGATACATTCCGTGTAATTCGTTAATACTAAGAGCAATTACTCCACTTGCAGTTCCTAGTGTAGGGTATGTAGTTCCACTTAATGAATTAACATTAAGCAATGTTTGAGGCGAATCAGTTCCGATTCCTACGTTTCCATTAGTTAAAACTAAATTATTATCATAACCTGTACCATTATTTACTATGTTAAAACTGTGTTTGACTAAACCACTGCTTACTATTTGTTTTAAATCTAATCTAAAATTACTATCAGTTCCATAATACCAACTTTCTTGTAAATTAGTTCCAGCCCCTATTGGTCCTTTATGTATTACATACCCAGTACTACTTATACGCATTCTTTCTGAACCACCACCAGTACCAGTTAAAAACCTCATTCCATTTTGACCTCGTAAAAAAGAACCATCAATAGTTGAATCATAACCTACTGCGTGTGTATTATCTCCTGCACCATTAAATCTTAATGAAGCTGATGCTGTAATTCCTACGTTTCCTAAAGTGTCAATTCTTATTTTACTACTATTACCAGTATATATGTCTAAAGGTAAACTACTTATACTACCTATGTAAGGAACACCAGAACGAATACCTGCTCTCATTTGACCATAATCATTTTGAGCAAGTATTGTATAATTCTCACTAGTACCTGAATAATTAGCTAATGTAGCATTACCATTAACATTTAAAGCTCCTGCAAAAGTTGAGTTTCCTGAACTGTCTATTGTTAATCTAGGAGTTTGATTTAAGAAGTCAATACCACTAGATATTTTAAATGTATCTTGAGTATAAACTATAGCACTTTCATTATCACTTGAATATAAATTTAAATATTCTTCATTAGTAGTATCTTGTATTCTTAAATATGGATTTGTTGCACCTTCAATACTAATATAATCATCAGCGTTTATAGCTCCTGTAACATTTATTCCATAACTTGTTGTTGCAAGTTTTAAAGAATTGTCGTAATATAATTTTACTCCTATATCATCAAAGTTTGCTAATAATTTTACAAATCCAACATTATAAAATAAAGTGTTATTACTTGTTATTTTTAATGCTCCTATTCCTTGTTCTTTAATAAATGAATCTACTGTATCGTGATAAATCTGTAAATCAGAGCCAATTCCAAATTTTGCCTTACTATTGTCACTAAACGTAATAGCAGCATTTGCACTTACTGCTATATCTGTACTTCCAGTTGTATTGCCATTTGCTAATACTTCTGATAGCTCATTATTTTCTCCTACCTTAGTATCTACATAACCTTTAGAAGCTGCATCTGTACTTGCACTTGGAGTAGCAGGTATTGTAACTTGGTCACTAAATGTTTTTACTCCACTAATAGATTGATTACCACTAGTCATTACTGCACCTGCTGCTAATACATTAGTAGCATCAGTTACATCAGCACTCGCTTCAATACCATCTAATTTTGCTCCATCTACTGAAACATCTCTACCATCAACTGTTCCTGAAAGTATTATATCTCCTACAAATGTAACATCTTTTGATGTGTCTATTGTTAATGCAGTACCTCCGTTTTGTAAAAGCCTTAATGTATTATTTGTATTACTACCAATTACAACTTCAGAATTACTAACATAGAATACACCCTGTACATTATTTGTTGTGGTTTGAATAGACAACATTGGAACTCCAAGTCCAGATTCAATAATAATATTTCCTGAAAAATTTGCACCTGTACTAGATATAGTACCTCCTATAAAATTACCTTCTAAATTAGCAATTAAAGTAGCTACTTCATATCCTGTTCCACTTGTGTTTACTGTTGTAGTAGGTTCAACTTGTAAGTCTTTGAATAATCTATATTTACCTGTTAGAGCTTCTCTAAACAATCCTGAGTATAGTGTAGTACCTGAAGGAGTATATTTGCCATAAAAACCTATATCAACTGCATCTGTAGAAGTGTTGTTATTTGCTAATACAATTAAAGGGTCTTTTACTGTTAATGTATCTGTTCCTACTGTTGTAGTGCTTCCTTCTACTACTAAGTTTCCTATGACTGTTAGATTGCTACCTATTTTAGCATCTCCGTAAACGTGAAGGTTTAATCCTGATTCTGGCGTTACACCTATTCCTACTTGTGTTGTTGATACAAACATAGGAGAATTGTTACCAAAACCATCAGTTAGTTGTTTAGCTGAAGTAGTTATATTTCCATTATCAGAAAACTTTACAAGTGACTGATAAGTATTTTTTATTTTATTTCCTGAAAGTGTAGCCATCTTTATTTAGTTTTTGTAAGAAAGTATCTAACTTAGCCACATTACTTTCTTTAGGTTTATATGTTTTTATTTTTTTACTCTTCATTAAAGTACCCAAGAATTGAAATTAACATCTTTATCAGGGTACATATCTCCATTTGTAGAAGATACGTATTCTGGATATAGTGTACTGTTATAGTCCATGTAATCCACAAATCTTCTAGTATAGAATTCTGCTGTTTCTGTAACTTTAGCTAACATCATTCTCATTTCTTCTAATGAAATAGTTTCTGAGTTTTCACTTCTATGTTTAAATACACCTCCATTGCTAATCTGATACATAGCAAAAGGAAGGTAAGAGCTTTGCGTGAACCAAGTAAGCATAGGTTTTACATAATCATCTAGTAACAACTTATAATCAGAATTACCAGCATCATCTATAGTACCTGCTAATATCAAAGCTTGTAGTTTTTTATAGAGTAATCCTCCTAAATAGTTTTGAATGTGTGTATCTTGAGCTACTTCAATAAACTGTATTAGTTTATCAGCATCTACATTTCCATCTATTATAGATTTTCTTTTTAAATCATTTATTGTTATAAAGAGTGCTTTCTGTGCCATAATTATTTAGTTTTTGGATAAGCACCTCTGTTTGGCATATCTACTGGTCTAACTTCGACTTCTTGAGGATTATTTGGTTCCTTAAATCCGTCTTGTACAGCATCTGAAGCTTCAACTTCGGTATTTGGTGTTACTTTCTTTTTATATACTCTTCTCTCCCAGAAGTGATGACAATTTTTACCTCCTTTGAACTTAAACAGGTTGTATTTACTCTTATTATGCCCTAATTCACTGTTTAATCCTTTAAAAGACATAAGAGTAATGTCTTCTTTTCTAAACACTAAGTTTTTACTTGTAAGAGACTCCATTTGTTTACAGAATACTCTACTTTTATCAGAGTTTCTTACTGGACCATAAGAATATCTTATTTTATATCCAGAATTATCTTGACTTGACTTCTTATTAGGTTTAGCATCATCTTCTGATACACTTAGTTTAGTTAAATCAAACTCTTCATTGTCATTACCTACTGCTTCACTATGTATAAGCTCCCATTCATCAGAAACAACTTCTCCTAATACTTCTAGTTGATTGTACAAGTCATCTGCACCTTCATCTGATAAATCTAGTTCTTCTTGTGAACTTAACTTTTCTCCTGTTTCTTCTTCTCTTTTAACTTTAGTAGAAATGTTTTCTAATTCTGTAAATTCTATTGGTTGTAGAGTTACAAAGTATAAGCTTAAGTATATTTTATTAAATGCAAGTATTTCATCTAAACCATCTATAATATTTTGTTGAAATGGTCTGATAACTATATTATCCATAAGTATAGAAGCAGTTCTAAGCTCTTCTGCATTGTTTCCAAACCCTGTATTGTCTTTTATACCTAAAAGTATAGGAGAAACAATACCATGACCAAGCATTATTTTTTCCCTGCTTTCGTCAGCCAAGAATTGATACTGTGCATGAGCATCTGGTAAGTGAATAGGTTGTAAATCTGCTTGAGTTTCTGTAGACTCATTAAAAGTAAGTATGAATTTACCTGCATTTGAAGAGCCACTAAACTTATCATATATTTTATGCTCAATAAGTTCTTGAGTTTCTTCATTAGGTACTCCATTGTTAAAGTTTATTAATAAAGAAGGTTGTAATCCATTCTTTATATTGTTTATATGATAATTACTTACTTCTTCTTCTAATTCTGCATATTGTAAGCAAGATTGATAGTCTACTGGAGAATAATAGTAGAATCCTGACCTATATGGTTTAAATACATATATTTCTATAACCTCTTTTTTAGAACCATTACCAAAAGAAGGTATTCTTTTAGGTTTGTCACTAGGACTCATTTCAGACCACTTAGGATGGTAGTAATAAGCTTCTATTTGACCTTTTTTAGCTTTTTCTGCTCTAAGAGTCTCCATAGGAAAGTGTAGCACCTTCACAATGGCTGTTTTACGCTTGTTATAGACCACTTGAACGGCAGATTGACCTAACATCTTATAGTCGTTTACAACACGCCTTAAATCCTTTTGTTTTAAGAGCATCTTCATTTTGGCATACATCTCAGGTTTTATCTCACTGTCTGTAGCTTCTAGTCCTCTACCATAAATCATATCTACAATACCATTTATACATCTAGCATTTGTAGGGCTGCCTAAGTATTTATCTATAAGTTCATCAAAGTAATCATTGTTATCTCCGTATTGAACCCAGTCTTTTCCGTAGACTTCTTTTATTTCTGGTATTTCATAACCAGATAAATTGACTACTCTAATATTTTTATTTTCCATATTATATTACTATGTATTCGTCTTCAGAACCAGCACCATATTCAGTGTACTTGTTCGTATTTAATGTGTGTATTACTTCATCATTTGTTTGAGAAGTTACATAAGCCTTATCTCTATACCATAAATTACCACCTTTACTAAATTGCAAGTAGTAAGCAGTTTCATTTTTTAATATAGTAGAAGCTAATGATACAGAAACAAAGTTTCCATTGTCAGAAGCTGTAAGGTCTGTTAGTGTTTCGCTTTTGTTTGTTCCGTCTTGTGTTATAGTAAGATTTATACTTGACAAAGACGTTTTGTCTCTAGGGATTATATTAATCGTCTGAGAATCTGTATTTGGAAGTAATCTTATCATAATAAGATAACTGAAAAGTATTGATTTTGTTTTATATAGAAAAAGCCCTAATTAAAGGGCTTTATATCTATTATGTTTAAGAGTGTACTATGTTTAAGAGTTCACAACAGTAAACCCAGTAGTTGTTGGGTCGGCATCTAAGAAATTAGCAGGTAATTTTTCCATCCCTGTTAATGTTAATGTGTATCCACTTAAATCTCCCATAGCCCCACCTGTTACAACAGTTCCTCCTGAAACATCCATTCCATGCTCTAATCCAGACAAGAAATAGTTTCCGTTATTATCTTTTATGATAACGTGAGGTCTTCCCCAAGAAAGTAATTTTAATTCCTTGTGGTCAGCAACAGTTAGTTTATGTAAAGAAAGTTCTAGTACTTGCTCAAAAGCAGTTGTTCCATTCTCTCTACTAGATTGAATGTTTTGTGTAAAAGATGAAGTTCCTTTAATATCGTATTCATAAGCACTTGGAGAACCAGCAACAGCTTCTATAGAATCTGTGTTAGTTGTATCATAAGTGATATCTCCTATTGTGCCATAATTAACAAAGTAAACTTTATCTAATCCACCAACGCTGTCTTTACAAGGCTCTGTTCTATATAGTGATAAATTACAAGACATATTATTAGTTTTTTAAAAGTTAGTATTAAAAGGGTGAGTGGTTAAGCCCACCCTTTATTTAATTATTATTAAGCGTTTACTCTGTATACGATATCTCCTCCGATTCCGTATTGTACTCCACTTGTAAACCTCATGATTACTCTTACATTTTGAGAACCATCTAAGTCACCCATATCGATAACTTTTACTTCGTTGTGGTCAGATAAAAGACCTGTTCCAAAGTATAGGTTAGATTTTTCAGCAGCAACAGCAGTGTCATCAGCTAATCCATTAGCAACAAATAGTTTTACACCATCAAAGCTTAATGAACCATTGTTCCACCATTGAGTTCCTTGAGAGTTTGTACCAGCAGCACCTAATCCAGAAGCTCCAAATCCACCTAAGCTTCTTACATAAGCTCTAGCGATGTTTTGAGATACATATACATACATATCTTCTTGTCCGTATAAAGAAGAAGGAATTGCATCTACGATAGAACCTAATTCAGCGATTACGTTAGCAGAAGTAATTGCAGAACCAGTTACATCTATAACATCAGAATCAGCAGCTAATAAAGTAGAGAATCCATCAAATTCACCTGCGTTAGCGTTAACTCCACTCCAGATGTTTTGCTCAGTCTTCTCAGCAACTTTAGCAGCAACGTGAGAGATTAAGAAATCACTAAATTTTGGAGGTAATTTGTCAAATGAAGAATATCCCATTTGTACAGCTTCCCAATCAGAACGGAAGTCTTTTTTACATAGTTCAATATTAACTTGGAACTCTTCTGGTTGAAGGATTCTTTCAGTTAATGTTACTGAACCTGTGTCAGCAAAATCACATGAAGCATTAGCAATAAGTCCACTTGTAGCGACCTTTTTGATTACTTCCTTAAATTTCACATTAGGTTTTACTGAAATTCCACCATTTTCTATAGTAGAACCAGATAATAATGCAGCAGAGATATACTTTCCAGCAAACTCTCCAGCATAAGTACTTGTAATTGAAGTTGTAGTAGCCATTTTTAATTATTTTAGTTTTGGTTTTATTATGATATTTTGTTTAGTACTCTATCCATTATTGTTTGTGGTCTGTTTTGACCATATAAATGAACATTGTTTTTTTCTACGTTGGACTCAGGAGAATGAGCAATAGGCTCTACTTCTGGTTCCTGTGAAGATAATTCCACTTCACTTTCTTCTGATACTTCTTCAGAACTCAATTCTTCTGGAACTTCAGGAGACTTTTCGTCACTCATTGATTCCATTAATTGGTCGTACATTGCTTTTACTTCAGCAATAGCTTTAGAAAGTTCTTCTTTAGTAGCATATAAATTTTCTTCTTCAATCTCCTCTACAGGAATCTCATCAGAAACTTCATCTTTTACTTCTTCGATAACTTCTTCAGCTAATTGTACATCTTCTTGTACTTCTATCTCTTTGACTTCTTCAGTCTCAGATAGTAAGATTTTCTTAAATTTGTCTACGATGTCGGTAGCTTTCATATATTATTGATTTAAATTAACAGTATAACTTGATAACCTCAAGCTTTTATTTTTGTTGTATTTTTAGTTAGCTGCTGTACAAGCATCACAATCATCATACAGTGTAGCTGATTCTATATGGTGTTCTCCACTAGCAGAAACATTGAGTACAGTATAACAATTACTATGACCTGAGTTTTCAAACTCTAAGTAATAAACATTGCCTACAACTAATTGTGTATCGTGTAAATGTATTTCTTTGTGCATTGAATGACCACATCTTTGCACCCTATAATAATACTCATCTCCAACAGTAGCTTCTCCACTTATATTGCCTATGCCTTGAGCCTGTAAAGAACCATCACAACATTTCGTTGAATATGTTCCATCTTTACATAAACATCCTCTTCTTGATGAACGAGGACTTGTTCTGCTTGGTGTTTTTTTATATCTTCTTCTCATCTCACTTTTTCTTAACGCAATTAGGTCTTTTTTTACCATCTATAATTTGATAACCTTTTTGCTCATAGCCATCCCAACAAGGACTCTTAGTAGTTGCTCCAGCTTCTACTGAATGTGATTCACAAGGCATATACCACATCTTTCCTTCATACTCATGCTCGTGTATTAATTCACATCCTATGTCTTTAGCCATTTCTAATGCTTTCTCTTCAGAAGAGTATGCTAATCTATCATCTATAATAGCATAATCATCATTTATTATTTCAGAGTATAATGCAGTAACTGAATTGTTTACTTTCTTGTCTATCCTTTTAAGTTTAGATATAGCCCAGTTAACACCAGCAGAACCACCCCAAGCATCCCACATTATTCCTCCACATCCTTCAGAGTATGGTACGTCTTTGTTTTGTTGATGTCTTTTAAAACTAGCCATTCTAGCAATCGTGGACCTTGTTATTTTTTGTTTATTAGCTAATTGTGAAGCTCTTCTCCATCCTACGGAAGTTCCACAAGAACTACCATTTTCCTTTTTATACTTTAACGCTCTCTTTGCATTGTTTACTGCACCTTGTGGATAGTCGTTATATGATTCTAATTCTACTTCTTGTGAATCTAAGAATGCTTCTTCCATTTCATATAATTTAGATAAAGCTTCCATTTCATCAAAGTCTTCTTCTACACTTTCTTTTGGTCTTTCATCTAACTTATCAGCAAAGAAACCTTCTATAGAAAATCCTTTTACTTTACCTTCTTTTACAAAGTTGTTCCATACTTCATCATTATTCACTTTTACAGATACCATCCAAGTTCCTATAGGTAAATCAAAACCATATTTTCTTGACTTGTCTTTCTTTTTATCTTCTATAATCCAAGATTCTACAACAGACAACCCATTGAGTTTAACGTCATGTTCTAAAGTTGAATTGTTTTGCTTACCTCTTGACAAGAATAATTCAGATGCTTTTCTAACAGTATCCTCACTAAAGAATATATTATATTCATCTTCTCCATTAGTTCTGTATATTTTTTTATTAGGTATAAGAGCAGCACCCATTAAGATTCTTTTCTCTTTATCTACTTCAGCAAGTTTTACTTGTTGTTTCTTTAATGCAATAAAGTCTTCTTCTATTGCTGGATTCTCGACAACGCTTATAGCTTCTATTCCACTAAATTCGTTCTCTTCATCAATATATAGTTCTATTGTTTTCATAATATGATAACTTTTATTTTTGTATTTTGTTTTATTTATCCTATTGTAGCTGTTGAGTCTATTTTTCTATCTAGCTCTTGTGCTGAACTAACATCAGAACTTAACACATAAGCTTTTATTGGTTCACCAAATCTAGCACCAACCACACCAGCTAATTGACTACCTGCACCTTGACCTACTACATTGAAGTCTGGAGCAGAGACAGACATACTAGCTCCTGCTACACCTCCACCAGCAGCTTCTACAGGAAGTTTAGTAGACATAATTTCTTGTACCTGTTTCATACCAAACGCACCAACTGCAACTGCCTGTGCAATATTCCAAGGACCATAAGGTTTTGCTCCTAATGCAGCAGTAATAGCTTCTTTAGTATTCATTATAGCCATAGCAACTGCAACTGCTTTACCTACAGCAGAACCTTCTCCTGCTATAGACATTATAGCTTGACCTACCTGATTAGCTATTCCAAGTCTAGCTTTTTCCTCTTTCTCTTTAAACTTAGTCTTTTGTCTTTCAGAAGCATTTACAGCTTGTTCTTCTTTTATTAAAATATCTCCATAAAATTCATCATTTTCTATTCT